TTCTGCTGCGTCTTTAGCTGTATAACAAATGGAACACGCAATGGAATTATTTGATTCCTCTTCAAGGATAGCCGTGCTAGAAAACGAAGTAAAAAATATTGCCTCAGACGTAAAAGAACTACGCAAGGAGCAAAAAGAACAGCATGAAACACTCATGACAAAATTTGATAGCATGGACGAGCGCCTTGGTATTGTAAAGATGGCGCTGGATGATCCTAGGTGCAGCTGTCGTCATTGGATATATTATCGCCCACGTAAGGTTTGAAAAGTTTTTTTAAACACTAGTTGCCTTCTCCCTAATCCTGGTATATAATCGCTATGTGCGCTGTTCAATCCAGGATTATTAATGTTATTCATCGATCACAAGTATACCCAACTACTCTCAAACCGTTTAGAGCGGTTCACCAAAGTAAATCAAAAGACTTATAATTTTAGATGCCCTATATGCGGTGACTCTAAAAAGAACACTTATAAGTCTAGAGGTTATATTTACGAAAAGAAAGATTACCTCCTTTACTTCTGCCACAATTGTGGTGCTTCAATGTCCTTTGGGAATTTCCTAAAGCAGTTTGATCAACAGCTGTACAACGAATACAATCAAGAGAAGTATCTTCAAAAAGAGCAGAAAGAAAAAGAGCCTGATATCTCCAAGGTTCATATTCCTAAGTTTCGCATTTATTCTCCTCTTAAAACACTAAAGAAAATCAGCCAGCTTGAGGCCGATCATCCGGCTAAAAAATACGTTATGAGGAGAAAAATACCTCCTCAATATCACTACAAACTATGCTTTTGTCCGAAGTTTAAACAGTGGATAAACTCAATTGTCCCTGGAAAATTCAATGGAGACGCTGGGGACGAGGCCAGGCTGATAATCCCATTCATTAACAAAGAAGACAACTGTTTTGCCGTGCAAGGCCGCAGTTTTAAGCCTGACGGTCTCAGGTATATTACCATCATGTTTGACGATACAAAACCTAAAATCTTTGGACTGGATACTGTGGATATGTCCAAGACGGTTTACGTTTTGGAAGGTCCTATCGACTCTATGTTTATTGATAACGCTATTGCCATGGCCGGGGCCGATGTATCATACGATATTCCTAACGGGGTGTTTGTATATGATAATGAACCTAGAAATGAACAGATTGTCAGACGTATGGAAAAATCAATTGATAAGGGCTATACTATTGTAGTATGGCCGGACTCATTAAAAATAAAAGATGTAAATGATATGGTTATGGAAGGAATTGACCCGATGTCTATTATTAAAGAAAATACCTTTAGTGGCCTTCAAGCAAAGATGCGCCTTTCACAATGGAAGAAAATATGAAAAGAGTCCTTATTACCGGTGGGGCCGGATTTATTGCCCATCACGTTATTAATCAAATTTTAAATGAGACGGATTGGGAGATTATTTCTCTTGACCGTCTTGACTTCTCTGGCAACTTAAACCGCCTACAAGACATTTTGAAAGATAATCCAGAAAGAAAGAGAGTAAAGATCGTACATCACGACCTAAAGGCTGAACTCAATTCAATGATTGAGAACTTAATTGGCAAGGTCGAATATGTACTTCACCTGGCCGCCGGTAGTCACGTTGATCGTTCAATTGATTACCCGCTTGAGTTTGTAATGGACAACGTAGTCGGTACCTGTAACATTCTTAATTTTGCCCGTAAACAAGATCGACTTGAACGGTTTGTTTATTTTTCTACTGATGAAGTGTTCGGTCCGGCACCCGGTAACATTAAGTACATGGAAATGGATAGGTATAATTCTACCAACCCCTATAGTGCCTCTAAGGCCGGTGGAGAAGAATTGTGTGTGGCGTTTGAAAATACTTATTCCATGCCCATGTACATTACTCATACCATGAATGTATTTGGTGAACGACAGCATCCAGAAAAATATATTCCTATGTGTATTAGAAGAGTACATCATGGTGAAAAAATCTACATTCATTCTGATAGAGATAAAGCTACACCGGGGTCACGTCATTACATTCATGCCAACGATGTTGCTGACGCATTACTATTTTTATTAAAGTCAAATGTCCCTACATTAAAAGATGACACGGGTGCCAGATTACAAAAATTTAATTTTGTTGGTAAAGAAGAAATAGATAATTATAAACTTGCGGTAACAATATCAGAAATACAAAACAGGCCTCTTGTGTATGAGTTTGTTGATTTTCATTCCTCAAGACCGGGGCATGATTTAAGGTATGCTTTAGATGGCTCACGCATGGCCAACCTCGGATGGACACCTAAATATTCATTCACCGATCGAATTGAGCAAGTTACTAATTGGTATTTGAATAATAATGAGTGGTTAAATGTTTGAATGTAAACTTATAAGTTATAGTAAACCTCACCATAATGTTGAAGAGTTATCCAACCTACAGGATCTTGTCGCGTACTGCTCACGTGTCTCCAATCCCTCCAATCAGTTCAATACAGAGACATCAGAAAAACTCATCCAATACCTTATCCGAAACGGACATTGGTCTCCCTTGGAAATGGTCTCCGTCTGCCTTGAAATTAACACCACAAGAGACATTGCCAGACAAATCCTTAGACACAGAAGTTTTTCATTCCAAGAATTCTCCCAGCGCTATGCTGACCCTACTAACGAACTCTCTTTTGTTCTTAGAGAGGCAAGACTACAAGACCCTCGTAACCGTCAAAACTCCATCCCTTTAGACATAGAGAATGATGAGCAGAGAATTATTGCTTATCAGTGGGAAAATTTACAAAGACAGCTTATTGAAAAAGCCCGGCATACGTATGAGTGGGCTGTCGAAAAGGGTATTGCTAAAGAGCAAGCAAGAAGTGTTCTACCGGAGGGAAATACTTTATCGAGACTGTATTGTAATGGTTCTCTGAGGTCTTGGATGCACTACATACAACTACGATCCGGTAACGGAACACAAAAAGAACACATTGAAATTGCCAAACAGTGTGCTTTTGTGATCAAAGAAGTCTTTCCAATGATTCAAAATTACGTACAACAATAATAAACCATAGAGGGTTTCATGACTGATTTGATTCACGGCATAGAGGTAGATTTTTCTCAAGACACACTGTTTGATGAACTAGGATTAAAAAGACTAAAAGAAAGTTACATGCGGGAGGACGAAGAGTCTCCTCAAGAAAGGTTTGCTTATGTCTCTAAATCATTTGGGTCGAACCAAGATCATGCGCAAAGGCTTTATGGATATTCTTCTAGACATTGGCTTTCTTACTCTACTCCCATTTTATCTTTTGGTCGGAGTAAGCGCGGTCTTCCTATATCGTGTTTTCTTCCTTACCTTGATGACTCCGCTGAAGGTCTTGTGGATTGTCTATCGGAGGTAAATTGGCTTTCAATGCTCGGGGGAGGGGTTGGAATCGGAATTGGAATTCGTTCAGCTGATGACAAATCTGTTGGGGTTATGCCTCATCTTCGGACTTACGATGCTTCCAGTTTGGCTTACAGACAAGGCCGTACCAGACGTGGCAGTTACGCTGCTTATCTTGACATTAGTCATCCTGATGTTCTCATTTTTCTGGAGATGAGAAAACCAACCGGAGATCCTAACATGAGGACCTTGAATCTTCATCATGGTATTAATGTTACTGATGACTTCATGCAGCTAATTGAAAAGTGTATGCAGGACCCCCATTGCGACGATACCTGGGAATTAAAAGATCCACATAACGGTGACGTAAGAGATAAAATATCGGCAAGAGAATTGTGGCAACGCATTTTAGAAATCAGAATGCAGACTGGTGAACCATACCTACATTTTATTGATACATCTAATAGAATGATGCCAGAGTTTCAAAAAAAGCTTGGACTTAAAATAAGACAATCAAACCTTTGTTCAGAAATAATCCTACCTACCGATAAAGAGCGCACTGCCGTTTGTTGTCTTTCGTCTTTAAATTTGGAATACTACGATGAGTGGAAAAATGATAAACTATTTCTTAGAGATGTTGCCGAAATGCTTGACAATGTCCTTCAGCACTTTATTGATAATGCTCCTGACCCTATCAGTCGTGCAAAGTATAGTGCCCAAAGAGAACGTTCTATTGGTATTGGTGCCCTTGGGTTCCATGCTTATTTGCAGCGTAACAATATTCCTTGGGAAAGTGCTTTGGCCATATCCGCTAATCACAAAATTTTTAAGCACATTAAAAAGGGATTAGATGAAGCTAATAAAGAGCTTGGTAAGGAGCGTGGAGAGGCTCCTGATGCTAAAGGTACCGGTTTACGCTTTAGTCATATGCTCGCTATTGCTCCTAATGCTAGTTCATCCATCATCATGGGTAACACTTCTCCTTCTATTGAGCCTTTTCGGGCTAATGCTTATAGACAGGACACCTTAAGTGGATCATCACTTAATAAAAACAGATACTTAGACAAACTTATCCGTAAAGAAGCCAAAAAACAAAAGGAGGGTTGGTACGATGAAACCTGGTCAAGTATTATTGCAAACGATGGATCGGTTCAGCACCTTGAGTGGATGGATGAATGGACAAAGGATGTCTACAAGACGTCTATGGAGATTGACCAAAGATGGGTCGTGGAGCACGCAGCTGACAGACAAAATTACATTGACCAAGCGCAATCCGTTAACCTCTTTTTCAGACCGGATGTAAATATTAAGTACTTACATGCCGTTCATTTTCAGGCATGGAAACAAGGATTGAAAACACTTTACTATTGTAGATCAGAAAAACTTGCAAAAGCTGATAAAGTAGCAAAACGAATAGAGAGAGAAGTAATAAAAGAAATTGATATGAAAGCTTTAGTAGAAGGCGATGCATGTCTTGCATGTGAAGGATAGTTATGGAGGTAAAATATAAAGTATTTGATAATTTTCTTTCTCTCGAAGAGCATAAACTAATTGAAAAGGTAATGATAGGATTTTGTGATAATCAATTACCGTGGTTTTATTATTGTGATGTAGTAGGCCCGTTCGAGCACGCAAAAACCCCAACACCCGAAGAAAAAGATACATTATATAATTTTCAGCTAGTGCACGTTTTTTATATGCAACCGCACGGTATAGTAAGTGATCATTTTAATTTTATTATTGCACCAATACTTAATAAAATAAACTATCCACTAGCGCTACTAAGAGCAAAAGCTAATTTAAATCCTGTTTATAGTTCTATAGAAAAGCACGGATGGCATAAAGATTATAGAGGGGTAATTAGAGATGTTGATAATGAAACAAGTCTTGGATCTCTTGGCGATCGCGGACTTAAAACTGCCATTTATTATGTTAACAGTAATAATGGTAAAACAATTTTAGAAGATAATGTAGAAGTAGAGTCTATTGCTAATCGTTTGTTAGTATTTAATTCTGATCTTGAGCACACTGGAACTACCTGTACTGACAGTAAAGTGAGATGTGTTATAAACTTAAACTTTTTTTAATAAGAGGAAACAGATGAAAGATACAAAAGGTTTAACTCAAGAGAGAACTTACTTTAAACCGTTTGACTACCCGTGGGCGTATGAAGCGTGGCTAAAGCATGAACAGTCACACTGGCTTCACACGGAAGTACCGATGCTCGAAGATGTTAAAGACTGGGCTAAAAAACTCACTCAATCAGAAAAAACGTTTTTGACTCATATATTTAGATTTTTTACTCAAGGAGATATTGATGTCGCTGGAGGGTATGTAAAAAATTACTTACCGTATTTTTCTCAACCAGAAGTAAGAATGATGCTACTTGGATTTGCAGCAAGAGAAGCATTACACGTAGCGGCGTACTCCCATTTAATTGAAACCTTAGGCCTCCCGGAGACGACGTATAATGAGTTTATGGAATATCATGAAATGAGAGAAAAACACGAATATATTATGAATATTTCATCTAAAAATTCCTCAAAAGAAAATACCGCTACACATATTGCAGTATTTTCAGCATTTACTGAAGGTATGCAGTTATTTTCTTCATTCATTATGTTATTAAATTTTCCAAGACATGGTAAGATGAAGGGAATGGGTCAAATTGTTACCTGGTCCATAGTAGATGAAACAATGCATACTGAATCAATGCTAAAATTATTTAAAACTTACATACAGGAAAATCCTGAGATATGGAACGATAGTTTAAAATCTAAAATATATTCTATTGGAGAAAAAATGGTAGAGTTAGAAGACAAATTTATTGATTTAGCTTTTAATTTAGGACCAATGGAAGATCTAACCCCCGAGCAAGTAAAGCAATATATTAGATACATTGCTGATAGAAGATTAATTTCTATGGGCATGAAAGGTATTTTTAAAGTAAAAAGAAACCCTTTACTATGGGTTGAAGAGATGATAAACGCCCCTATTCACGGTAATTTTTTTGAGAATAGAGTTACTGATTATGCTAAAGGTGCTCTTTCTGGCAAATGGGATGACGTTTGGGGTAAAGCAGCTTAGGAGAAAAAATGTTAGAAAATATAGCCTACGAGTTAAGTTTTAAATGGTCGCAAAATCCAAGATGGAAAGACGTACAAAGAAACTACTCCGCCCTTGATGTGGTTAGACTGCAAGGTTCATTAGTTGAAGATTACACACTTGCGTCTAAGGGCGCAGAAAGACTATGGAATGACTTACAGTCTGAACCATTTGTAAATGCATTAGGCGCACTAACGGGCATGCAAGCACTTCAGCAGGCCAAGGCCGGTCTTAAGGCTGTTTATCTGTCAGGCTGGCAAGTTGCTGCGGATGCAAACGCCGCGGGAGAAATGTATCCTGACCAATCTCTTTACCCTGCATATAGTGTACCAAAAGTAGTAGAAAGAATTAATAATACCTTTCGTCGCGCTGATCAGATTCAGTGGATGGAAGGCTCAGGAGATCTAGATTATTTTGTTCCAATTGTTGCTGATGCAGAAGCAGGATTTGGAGGAGTACTTAATGCATTTGAATTAATGAAACAAATGATTAGAGCCGGAGCGGCAGGAGTACACTTTGAAGATCAACTCGCATCAGTCAAAAAATGTGGACACCTCGGAGGTAAAGTCCTTGTACCAACTAGAGAAGCAATTAATAAACTTAATGCGGCGAGATTGGCTGCTGATGTGTGCGGGGTGTCTACTATTGTGGTTGCTCGCACAGATGCCGAAGCTGCTGACCTAGTTACTTCAGACATAGACGAAAATGACAAACCCTTCCTTACAGGGGAACGCACAGTAGAAGGATTTTATAGAACTAAATCTGGGCTTGATCAAGCAATTAGCAGAGGGCTTGCATATGCACCCTATGCCGACCTTGTATGGTGTGAAACAGGTAAACCTGATCTCGAATATGCTAAAAAGTTTGCTGAATCAATACATAAACAATACCCTGAAAAAATGTTAGCTTATAACTGCTCACCCTCGTTTAACTGGAAGAAAAACTTAGATGATGACACGATTGCAAAATTTCAAAAAGAACTGGGTGCTATGGGGTATAAATTTCAATTTATTACTCTTGCTGGTTTTCACTCTCTTAATGCTGGAATGTTTAGGCTTGCTTCTGGATACCGTCAACGCAATATGTCAGCGTTTGTTGAACTTCAAGAACAAGAGTTTGATTTACAGAAAGAGGGATTTACCGCTGTCAAGCATCAACGAGAAGTTGGAACTTCTTATTTTGATGCCGTTACAACTACAATTGAGGCGGACTCTTCTACGACTGCGATGAAAAATTCTACTGAAGTCGAACAGTTTCATTAATGAATAATAAATTTGTTAACTATTTTATGTCCGTAGCTGAAGAGACAGGAAAGCTGTCTTATGCAAAAAGACTAAAAGTAGGAGCCGTAATAGTAAAGGATAAAAATATTATTTCATTTGGATATAATGGTACCCCTGCAGGAATGGATAACACCTGCGAGGATAGTGAGTATAAAACAAAACCGGAAGTAATACATGCTGAGGCTAACGCAATCTGTAAACTAGCCAGACAAGGTAATTCCGGACAAGACGCTACAATGTTTCTTACACATGCCCCCTGTATAGAGTGTTCTAAATTAATTATTCAAACAGGAATAAAAACTCTATACTGGAGACATCCTTACAGAGATAGCTCGGGGTTAGAATTGCTACATAAAGCAGGTCTGTTAATTTACCCGGAGGCGTAATGGAACCTGTATTTAATTGTTTTGAATGCGATAGTGAATTTACCGTAGAGTCAACTTACGAGACTGAAGATCCCGTTTCGTTCTGTCCTTATTGTGGCAGCGAAATCGAACATGAAGAGGAAGAAGAAGATTTAGATGATGAAGATTTTAGGGATTGATTTATCCCTAACCAGCCCGGCATGCTGCTTATTCGAAGGTGATGAATTTAATTTTAACGGATGCCAATTCTACTTTTATACTACAAATAAAAAAATAGAAGGTTCTAGACACCCAGTCTACGGAACATTAGCACCTGAATTTAATCACGATCAGGAAAGATATTATAATATTACTCACTGGATTGTTTCTATACTTTACGATAAAGAACCTAACCACATTTTTATAGAAGACTATTCTTTCGCTTCAACAGGTCGAGTCTTTAACATTGCTGAAAACTGTGGAATACTTAAGCAGACCCTTTGGAGATCAAACGTCACGTTTACCACAATACCTCCTACAGTGGTAAAGAAGCAAGCGACCGGTAAAGGTAATTCTAATAAAGTAGCAATGGAAATTGCGTTTAAAAACGAAACTGGATTTGATATACGTAAACATCTACAATTATCAGAATCATCCACAAACCCGGTATCAGATATAATTGATAGTTACTATGTTGCAAAAGCAGGCCTATACTATGAAATTTCCTAATAAACCAAAATATAACGTTAGACCAAACGTCAAACTTAAAAACAAATTTAATAATGAAATCGTAACAGGGGACATTATTAATGAGGAAGAAATTGAAGGAAAATACTATTTCGTTTTAAGAAACGAAAAGGGCAATGTTGTTAAACTAACTAAAGAGGCTTATACGATTATAAAATGAAAACGTCCAGTAATTTTAAAATGGCAAAACAAACAAAAATTATGCTTGCACTAACTAAGTTTAGAAATAGCGAAGCTAAGACTAATTTCCGTAAACTAATGATTGAATCTCAACTTTACGGTTCCGTAACAGCTAAGCCATCCAAAGGTGATGGTGACAATAGTTGATTTACAAAACAGGGTTTTATATTATAACATCTGCCTTATGGCAAACTTTATTATTAACTGAAAGGAAATTTTTATGTTAACTCAAAAACAAAAACTTCGTATAGCTTTTTTTGATGGGCGTGAAATGTCTGCCAAGCAAATTACTGCTCAATTTGGTATTGCTTCTCCCTCTAAAGTTGTTTCCGTACTTCGTATGGAAGATGGTCTCCCCATCTATAACAATCGCCATGTAGATACTAAAGGTCGCGTTGTTAACAAGTATCGTCTCGGCACACCTTCACGTAAAGTTATTGCTGCTGGATACCGCGCGATTGCCCAGGGTCTTGCTTAATATTATAATTTAAGCTAAAATAGGGGACCTTGCGTCCCCTTTTTTTTATTGCGGAGAAATAAATGGCTAGTAAAGTAGATACACCGGAAGGCCGTCAATGGTTAGTTGATATGCTTAAAATGGGTCATATAAGGGTTATTTTTATAAAAAAAGACGGCAGCGAACGTATTATGAATTGTACTCTTAAACCGGAACTCACCGAAGAGTATGAAAAGAAAACTGATCGAGTAAAAGAACAGAATTTAGATGTATGCCCGGTATTTGACTTAGATGCTAAAGGTTGGAGATCATTTAGATATGATAGCGTTAAAGCAGTGGAGTTTGATCTATGAAAGTAGGAATTACATTTGGTGCGTTTGACTTATGTCACGCCGGTCATAACTTAATGTTTGGTGAATGTAGACAAAACTGTGATTACCTTATAGTAGGGCTACAAGCTGATCCTTCTTTAGAAAGAATAGAAAAAAACAAACCTGTACAAAGTCTGTTTGAACGGTACGTACAACTTAACTCCTGTAAATATATTAGCGAAATTATTCCATACATTTACGAAAATGAAATAGAAGAAATATTACGGTCAGTAAAACCAGATATTAGATTTGTAGGAGCTGACTACCACGGACGAGATTTTACAGCCAAGCAATACTGCCTAGATAGTAATATAGAATTGTATTTTAATAATCGTGATCATGGATTTAGTACCACTGAATTGAGGAAAAGAATTGAGACTGCTCATAACCGGTAGCTCCGGATATATTGGTTCTGTATTATGTAAAGTCGCTCAAGAGCATGGGCATTTTGTATTAGGAGCTGATACAGAATTACCTAATCACAAATACTGTGATGAATTTGTACACGATAACATAATAAAAAATTCTGTAGCTTACGAAGCACATTCACTAAATGTGGATGCAGTATTTCATCTAGCCGCATCCGCCGATGTAACTCATAGCACAATAAGACCTTCTCTTTATTATCATAATAATATTGGGGCTACTTCTTCCTTACTTGATATTTTAACTTGCATGGGATGGAAAGGACCGGTAATATTTTCATCTACAGCTTCTGTCTACGGATTTAAAGACGTTAACTGCAAAGAAGATGATACACTTAACCCGGAAACGGCTTACGGTAAAAGCAAATTAATGTGCGAAAGCTACCTTGAGGACCTATGGAAGTATAACAATATACCCTCAGTAATCTTTAGATACTTTAATGTTGCCGGTGGTTATGGGGATGTTGGAGATCATTTAAACTCCGACCACGTCCTACAAAAATTATGTTATAGCGCAATTACAAATAAAATATTTAATATTTTTGGTGATACATACAACACTAAAGATGGATCTTGTGTAAGAGACTACTTACACGTACTTGATGTTTGTAATGCACACTTTAAAGCGCTAGAGTATCTTAAAACTAATCAAGGTATTCATACATTTAATCTCGGCACAAGTGAAGGTGTATCAGTCAAAGAGTTAGCAACTAGGTTTATTTCTAGTACCGGTAAAAATATACAAAGTAAAATTAGCGCACCTCGCCCCGGTGATCCAGCATACTTGGTAGCCGACTCAACTAAATTTAAACTAGCAACAGCATTCGAGTATAAACACAGTAGTATTGATATTATTATTAACAGTGCTTGGGAGTGGTATAGGAGAAACAATAATGCCTTTTGAAGAAAATGAAATTAGTATTAATAGTACTGGAGGAACTGAAAGTGTAAAAAGAGGGCTTGCCGAAAGACTTCCCGAAGGTCTCGCCGATGACTTTCAAATTATCTGTTCAAGAGTACGAAAAATAGAAGAAGAGAAAATTCGCGTTTATTGGTTGCACGATTTGCCGGAAGATCCTGAGACTAATCATTTAAAAGACATTAACAGTCGTACTAGATTTCATAAATTAGTATTTTGCGGTAATTGGCAATATTCAAGATACCAATTGGTGTGTGGGCTACCATACGACAGACAAGGCATTGTAATTGATACCCCAATTGATCCTTTGCCAGTAATAAACAAAACGTTTGATAAAATTAGATTAGTTTATACATCTACACCTCAGCGTGGTTTACAGATACTAATACCTGTATTTGAAAAACTTGCTGAAAAATATAAAAATATTCATCTAGATGTATTTTCTAGTTTAAAAATTTATGGGTGGGATGAATCAGATAAACAATTTGAACCTCTTTACGATAAAATTAGAAATCATCCTCAGATGACTTATCATGGTAATCAACCAAACAGTGTAGTTAAAGAGCACTTGCTTAACGCTCATATTCATGCTTACCCTTCAATATGGCTTGAATGTAATAGCAGAAGTGTTATTGAAGGAATGTCCGCCAGGCTTCTTTGTGTGCATCCTAATTACGGAGGGCTTTCGGATACATCTGGAGGACTAAATTATATGTACCAGGGAGATAATAATCCTCAAACACATGCAAATATTTTCTATCATCAATTAGAGCATGCAATTAGTATCGTAGAAAAAGAAGAAACTCAAAATTATCTTAAATTAGTTAAAACTTACGCCGATAGTAGATACTCATGGAAAAAAATTACCGCTCAATGGACTGATCTTTTAACAGAATTAAAGATGCAATACCCTACAGTAGAATTAAGAAAGTCAAGAGGACCTATAATTGAGTATCGAGGATTATGATAGTAACTAAAACCCCTCTTAGAGTAAGTTTTTTTGGCGGCGGATCAGACTTGCCAGAGTATTACGAGCATCATTCTGGAGCCGTTCTTTCTACTTCTATTGATGTAAGTATGTTTATTGCTATAAATGAATCTCCAAAACAAAGAATAAAAGCATGTTACGATGAAATAGAAATAGTAGAAAATTCTGCATATTTAAATCATGACAGAATAAGAGAAACACTTCTTCATTTTGAGGTACTAAACAATTTAGAAATAAGTTCTTTTTGTCATATTCCTACTAAAGGAACAGGACTAGGATCATCGTCGTCCTACACTGTCGGTTTATGTAAAGCATTATATGAGAAGGAAAACTACACTCCGACAAAACATGAACTTGCTGAAGCAGCTTTTTTTATTGAGCGTGTAAGATGTAATGAAAAACTAGGCAAACAAGATCAATATGCTGCTGCTTTTGGAGGCATTAATTTTATTCAGTTTTACTCTAATGACGTTCAGGTAACACCAGTTAACACTACGTCTGAAACTTTAGAAAAACTTGAAAACCATCTTATGTTTTTTTATACAGACATTAATAGAGTTGCAAATGTGCTTTTAGAAAAAACAACTAATAATATTATCCAGCAGGAACAAACAAAACTTTACATTAAAAAATTAGTAGATGTTGCGTATGACGGTGCAAAAGTTTTAAGTAAATCCAATAGTATAAGAGACTTAGGTGGTATGCTTGATTACTCTTGGGCACTTAAAAGACAACTTACTGCCGGAATTACTAGCGATTTAATTGATGAGTACTACGCTACAGCATTAAGAGCAGGAGCTATTGGTGGTAAATTATTAGGAGCAGGAGGAGGAGGGTTCCTTATGTTCTTTGTACCCCCTAACAAAAAACAAAATGTTAGAGATTCACTGCCCTTAAAGGAATACAAATTTAAATTAACACAGAAAGGGTCAGAGGTGGTTTTAAATGATAGATAATTTTAAAAAAGATTATGTTAACTTTATTAATAGAGGTTTAGATAATATATCCGATGATACTCTTAATGAAGCAATTACAGTAATTGAAAACGCAATAACTAGTTTTAAAGACATTTTTGTTTGTGGTAACGGAGGATCAGCTGCAATCGCAGAACATCTTTCATGCGATCACTCTAAGGGTATTGCCACTAACACCGCATTATTTCCTAAAGTTCATTCTTTAGTTAGTAATATGTCTTTAATTACTGCACTCGCAAATGATACAGGTTACGATGAAATATTTGCCGCTCAACTTGCACTACAGGCAAAAAAAGATGACGTACTTATTTGTATTTCTAGTAGTGGTAATTCACCAAACATCCTAAGAGCCCTTACCGTTGCTAACGCAATACAAATGAAGACGATCACTTTAACAGGATTTGACGGGGGTAAAGCCTTGTATTTTAGTAGCATTAATTTACACATACCTATTAATAACTACGGAGTAGTAGAAGACTGTCACCAAATTCTGATGCATATTATTGCACAACATATTCGCACTACACAAACGGTAGTTGATTTAAAGACAGTAAAGATGTAAAATAATAAAATGATTTTGCTTGACTTAAATCAAGTAATGATTGCTAATTTTATGTCCCAGATTGGTAATCATACTGATACTAAAATTGACGAGGGATTGTTTCGTCACATGGTTCTTAATTCCATCCGATCACTTAAAACAAAGTTTAGTGAGTACGGAGAATTAGTTATTGCCTGTGATGATAAAAAATTATGGAGACGAGATGTTTTTCCATACTATAAAGCTAACAGGAAGAAAAATAGGGAGAATTCAGAACTTGACTGGTCTCTTATTTTTAATACTCTTAATAAAATAAAATTAGAGCTTAAAGAGTTTTTTACATATAGAGTTATTCAAGTTGAAGGTGCGGAAGCAGACGATGTTATCGCAACTTTAATTATGGAATACTGTTCTAACTATTCCACCGAACAAGAAAAAACTATTATTCTTTCCGGAGATAAAGACTTCAGACAACTTCAAAAATATAATAATGTTGAGCAATATGATCCTATTAATAAAAAACACATTAAAGAACCCTCTCCAGAAAGGTACCTTAAAGAGCTAATTATTAAAGGCGATAGAGGTGATGGTATTCCTAACATTTTATCACCAGATGATTGTCTAATAAATAATATTAGACAAAGACCAGTAAACTCAAAAAAACTAGAGCTATGGTTAAATAGTGATATTGAGCATTCTGTAAAGGATGAAAAGGTCGTTCAATATTACAAAAGAAACTCTCTTTTAATTAATCTTTCGAGGGTTCCTGAAAACGTCAAAGAAAGAATAGTAATAGAGTATATTTCGCAAGCAGATAAAACAAGGGATAAAATTTTCAATTATATGATTGAAAACAAAATGAAATTTCTTATTGAACATATAAATGAGTTCTAATGAAAAAATCAATCTATAGTATTTTAAAAGAGTGTGCCGAGCCTAAGCAAGTAAAAGATAGAGTAGAGCTTTTACAGAAAAATGCAAATCCTACTTTACTGATGCTACTAAAATATGCATTTGACCCTTCAATAAAGTTTCTTCTTCCTGAAGGTGACCCCCCATACAAGCCATGTGAGTACGTTGATCAAGAGAGTAGACTCTATCAAGAGGCTAGAAAAATATATCTTTTTGTAGAAGGTGGTAATCCTAACCTTACAAAATTTAAAAGGGAATCTCTCTATATTCAATTTATTGAAGGAATAGATAAAAATGATGCTATACTGATGTTAGCTATAAAAGATAAAAAACTTCCATTTAAATCATTAACAGCAGACGTTATTAAAAAGGCATTTCCAGACCTATTCTAAAATGAGTAAGACTCTTAAAAAATTTAAAAAGCAGTACGAAACTGATGATAGACATCACGACGCAAAAAGAAAAAAACTACTCTTTAAAAATAAACAAATAAGATCTATTGATAGAGTACTCAAAACAAACGACTTAAATAAAATTCTTAAGCATGACGATAACTAATGCCAACATACGAATTTAAAAATAAAGAAACAGGTGAAGTTGTAGAACACGTTATGAAAATATCTGAACTAGATGAGTTTAAAGCTAATAACCCACATCTAGAAAGATATATCACCGGGTCCCCGGGGTTAAGTGACCCTGCACGTCTTGGAATTACAAAACCTGCTTCTGGGTTTCGAGACTTGTTAAAAAATATAAAAAATAAACACCGGGGGAGTAGAGTTAACGATTTTTAAGGGCGCACATGGCTAAGAGATCAAATACAAATCTCCAACTAGCATCAATTAACACAGAAGAAAAAACAACTGCAAGTACAGCACTTAAACTTAAATTAGACCACCTTAAAACTTTTGATCCTCTAACAGAAAATCAAAAACAATTTTTTAACGCCTATAAAAGAGGTGATTATTTTATAGCATTACATGGCGTTGCTGGTACTGGTAAAACATTCATAGCTCTTTACAAAGCACTCGAAGAAATTCTTGATAAATCAAATCCCTTTAACAAAATTATTATTGTACGCTCGGCGGTACAGTCTAGAGAGATAGGACATCTTCCTGGCGACGTCAGCGAAAAAATGGAAATCTATCAACAACCGTACAGACAGATATGTGAAACACTATTTGGAAGGAGAGACGCATACGATAGACTTGAGGAGCAGGGATACGTTAATTTTATATCCACATCGTTTATTAGAGGAATGTCTTTTGACGACGCAATTATAATTGTAGATGAAATGCAAAATATGAACTTTGAAGAGATCGATACAGTAATGACTAGGGTAGGTTATCGATCAAAAATAATTTGGTGTGGAGACTATAGACAAACAGATTTAAGAAAAGCAAACGATAAGTCCGGCATACTTAAATTTTTCGATATTGCCCACCATATGAACGCCTTTACGCGTATAGAATTTTTCGCTGATGATATAGTTAGGAGCAGTTTAGTAAAGGATTATATTCTTGCTAAACTTAAATATGAAGATGCTGTCGACAAGAACTAAAACATTTAACCTAAAACTTTTACCTGAAGTAGAACTTATAGAAACTTCTGAAAACGGCAAAAGGTTTTATAAGACCCCCTCTGGAGAAAAATATCCGTCTGTTACTACAGTGCTTGGATCAGTAATGGATAAAACAAAACTATTTGAATGGCAAGCACGAGTAGGAAAAGAAACCGCTAATAAAATAAAAACACGTGCAACAAATAGAGTAACCAAACTTCATAAAGTGTGTGAAAAATATGTTCTCAATGAAGAAAATTTTTTAGATAATAATTCACCCCTAACAGCAGATCTTTTTAAGCAAGTTAAACCTTTTATCGATAAAAATGTAGGAGATGTTTACGGAATAGAATTACCTTTATATTCTGATTTTTTACGAACAGCTGGTCGATGTGATATGTTCTGTAACCTTTCTGGAAAAAATGCAATAGTTGATTATAAGACATCCACTAAACCTAAAAAAGAAGAATGGATAAAAAGTTACTTCTTACAGCTTACTACTTACGGAATGATGATTGAAGAGCGTTATAATATTAACGTTCCTTATATTGTAGTAATAATTGCTGTTGAGGACGGAGAACCTCAAATATTTCCTAAAAAGACAGACGAATTTAAAGACGAAGTAACTACAATATTCCGCAACTTTAGTAAGGAGTTGTTATAATTTTCCGTAACAGTTATAATATTAGTATGATAACTAATAAGGTTTGTATGGAAACTAACGTTACTGAAGTACTTACTAAACTTAAAATTCAACCAACTGCAGGTCCTTGTAGGGCTGTACAGCAGGTACGCGAGTACTTAGACTCACACCCTAATCCCCTCAAAGCAGCTAACGCTATTCTTAACAAATATGGTATTCCTCCTCTTGACAATTGTAAAAGGGCTTATGTATTCGCTATGACATCAGTAGAACAATCTCTTAATAATAACGTACCTAAGATTGAAAGTATTATCAATAAAGCTAATGAGCGTATTGATAGGATTACTGATATGCTAGGCTCCGGTGCGTTTACCGATTACACTAACGTTAATAGTGAAACAAGCACCCCTGACCGTAAGGGTGGCAAACGTAAAATTGCACGAGACCTTTACTTAGAGCATAAAGACAAAGGCGATAAATTTGTTATAGATTTAATTCAAAAAGAGCTTGAAATAACTAAACAGAACGCATATACGTATGTCTACCTTGTTAAAAAAGACCTTAAGCTGTAGTCTTTTTGTTCCCTCTATCTGCGCTGCTGCAATCACTTCTGGTACTGGTTCCGAGCTTTTAAATTTAAATCAGAATATTGGGCTTGCATGTGCAGCTGCAGAGAGTAAGGCGATTAAATCAGCGCTAGATTCTTTTAGTAATAAAGAATTCATTGTTAACAAAAAGAATTACTGCTACGATATTAAAAATTACGCTTACTGTAACTATTACGTTGAAAAAGACTATACAGTAGCTGGTACTGTAAAAAAAGTAATCTCAAAAAAAGAAAGTATAGGTAACGGTATTTGTAAGGTTGATGTTGTACTTGAAGTAGAAAAATCAAGATATATCGACGTAGATGTAAGCGGTAAGAACATTTATTTTACTGGTGAACCCTTACAATTTAACGTGAATGCTAAAGAAGAACTTTACTTATACGTCTTCAGTATGCATAAAAAAGGAATAGACGTATTATTTCCTTTCGGACTTACAGATAATAATTTAATAGATGAAGAATTTATTTTTCCTGGTAACAGTAAGCAGTACATTAACTACCTTCATAAAGGAGTAAAACAAGACGAAGAAACTATTCTCTTTTTGTTTACGAAACATTACGTAGAGTTTGACCGTAACACGTTGAACAAAAATACGTTATATGAGATAATTAATGCAATACCTAATTACTCTAAAAGGACTTTTACCTACAACATTTTAATTAAACGGAAATGATTATGAAAATGCTAATGACTTTTATTGCCGCCTGTACTCTAGGGCTTATTACAACGGGATGTTCTACTCTAGGACTATCAGGCAATGACCCTAATAAGATGGTTGAAATTCCTGCAAGTAAAACAAACCATATTCCTGAATGGTTTCTTGCCAAACAACAAACTGACGGCAAAGACATCTTCGTCACTTCCACAGACGTTAGTAAGGATATGCAATTTGCAATTGATAAGGCAATGCTAAGTGCTAAGATTCAACTTGCTGAAAGACTTGGCACTAAGGTAGATAGTCTTATTCAAGAAACAACTATTGAGTCAGGAGTAGGAGCTAAAAATGTCAACCGTGAAATCGATCGAGTAAGTAAGGTTAGAGTAAGTCAAGAATTAAATTTCTTTACACGGGAAAACATTGCCGTTGTTAAAGACGGTGATCATTTTAGGGCATTTGTAATGCTTAAACTTTCTAACGATGAAGGTCGCCGACTTATTCAAAAAGATAATAAAAAGTCTCGTGAAGACAGACTTAAAGAGCTTGACAAGACATCTAGTGATGAAATTACGGTAAAACCTGTATCACAGGTAGACAGAAGCTCACTCATCTCTAACACCATTAGGGATGAGTCTGTTAAAGCACGTATTGCTAAGACATTAGAAGATCCTAATGCAGTAGTTATTCAAGCTACTGTACGTTAAATCTCTCGTAACCTAAATATTCTTATGCTTAGGTTACTTTCACCTTTCATAACTAGAGATGCAGTGTGTACTCAGCCTGTAGACTCTAAGCTAGTAAGAGAAGATGGTATCTCTTTTTATGATAAAGATGGGTTTGAACTAACCCATCTAGAACAAGAGTACTATTACGCTAGCGGGTTCGAACAGTTTATGACTAGCTGTTTGAATCATTATTGCTGGCAAGAGCAATGGTTTGAATTAGAAATACCGAATGGATTTGTTCTTGATCATAGCATAGTTCTACACCGCTGTTCATTTGAGGGAGAAGCAAAAAAGCAACTCATCTCACATAGCAAAATGATACCTAAGTTAGCATACCTATTAAGATGCCCTTCAAAATGGGGGCTTGATTTTAATTTGGATTTCATTGATAATGAAGGCAAGTTAACTGAGGTTATACATATAGAAATTGACACAAAAGTATATCATGATTTTCTACAACTAAAGGAAGAGTTAGAAAATATTATTCTTACGACTGACTGGAAACACGTTTTTATGTTTCTAGATCAACATCGAGAAAAATGGGAGAGTCTGGAAGGGTTCGATCAGAACGACTGGAAAGCCAGACAACTTGGATTTAAAAAAGCTGAGTTTACTCAGAAAGCAATCTAAGCCCAAAACTAACTAAGGAGGTTTTATGCTAAAGTCCGAAAATACTTTAGATGATAATACTACACTTGTCTTACAATCTTTTATTTACGCAATTAGTTTTTTACTGGTAGTGTTTTGCGTCGTTTCCGTTTTTAATTTTAAATTTAGTTCTTACGTAAACGGCATTCCTGCATACTATACTGCCGATCAAAGAATGAAGCAGCTGGATTGCCTTGCAATTAATATTTACAAAGAGGCAGGATATGAACCTTTCGAAGGTAAGGTAGCAGTTGCACAGGTTACAATCAATAGAGCAAATGATCCAAGGTTTCCTAAAGATATTTGTCAGGTTGTATATCAGAAAAATATTTTTTATCAAAACGTCGTCTGCCAATTTTCTTGGTACTGTGATACGGTGCATAAAAACAGACCGGTTAACCCTAAAGCATATGACGAAAGTTACGAAGTAGCTAAAAAAGTTTTGCTTGAAAACTTTAGATTAGCAGGAATGAAGGATGCATTATACTATCACGCCGATTACGTTAACCCTAAATGGAATAAAGAAAAGGTAGGTAAAATTGGACGCCACATCTTCTACAAAGAAAAAAATATTTAATTTACAGGCATTAAATGCTTTTGCAAATAAAGTAAAAGCAATTATTGTTGAAAAGTTCTCTCATCTTTCGGCTGAAGGAATAGGATGGCTTGCAGTGATGTTTTTACACTGCGCCACTATCCCTTCACTGCTAGGATTAATTTTTGCAGTATCAAATGTAATTCCTTCTCTCGATGTAGTGTTTTTTATCTGGGGTGGGCTTACACTATTCTTTATCAAGGCTTTAATAAAGAAAGACATGCTTAATATTATTACTATTGGATTTGGATTTATTGTACAAGCGGCTCTTCTCGGTGCCGTGGTGTTCAAATAATGGATAGTAATACCTCTTATTTGACGCAAATTGATAATTTAGAGATTACCCCGGCTAAATCTCCCACTCAGTTTATGCAGGAAATTGATAAATTGGTTGCAGAGAGAAAAATGGAGTACATTGATGCTGTTCTTTTTTACTGCACGGTTAATGATATAGAAATAGAAACAGCTGCTTCCTTAATAAAGGGAAGCGCCAAAATGAAAGCTAAAATTCAACTCGAAGCCGAAGAACAAAACCTAATTACTAAATCAGCTAAACTTCCTATTTAATATGATGGATGCCCTTGGTGCATACAAGACTTACATTGCTATAAAAAACCACTTCAATTCTAAAACATACGACTACTTTAAATATAACGGCAGAACAAGAGCAACAATAAAAGCTCTCGAACAAAGAAGTGACAAGTACTTCTTTCACAAGCTCTCCAAGCACAGTGATTGTATAAACTTTTTAGCTTCTAATTTTTTAATCGGTGACTGCTGGGTTGGTGATTTAGTAAACGAACAAGTGGCCGAAAAAAATTATAGGAAATGGAAAAAGAGAATTGAGTCGCTTGGCTACACTTACATTAACGAGTTAGATTGTCTTAAAGAAGATTTTAACAGTAACCTGGCCGTAGAAGAAGGACAACACCCTTTCCTTCTAAAACAATATCTAAGAAAAAATATATCACCTGAAACAATCTTAATTATTAATGATCTTACAAATTGTTTTAAAATGTGGAATAAAAAGATAGAAGAAAAAATACTCTGGCCGACAGAATATCTAAAGTTAAAAAAATATAGACCTTTTTTTGCAGTAGATTTAGAGAAGTATAAAGTACTAACGCTTGAAAAATTTAAGCAAACCAGTTAATATAAATACACTTATCGTCATGAGTATTGTGGATAAGTCGTATACATCGCATATAACGTTAAAGGAGTATTACAATGGATTTTCAATCCCTAAAAAAGAACCGTCAATCGGTTTTCGCAAATCTTTCCAACGAGTTTAACAAACTCAACACCACAACAACCCAACAAGAAGATACACGATTCTGGAAACCGGATGTTGATAAGGCCGGTAACGGCTACGCTATTATTCGCTTTCTTCCAGCACCACAGAACGAGGACGTACCTTTTGTTCGTGTTTGGGATCATGGCTTTCAAGGACCTGGAGGCTGGTATATTGAAAAGTCTTTGACCACACTCGGTCAAAAAGACCCAGTATCCGAACATAACACTCTTCTTTGGAATTCAGGAATTGAGTCAAATAAAGAATTAGTGCGCAAACAAAAGCGCAGACTTTCTTATTACTCAAATATTTTTGTGGTAAAAGACCCTGCCCACCCTGAAAACGAAGGTAAGGTATTTCTCTTTAAGTACGGTAAAAAAATCTTTGAAAAGCTTAAAGAGTCAATGGAACCAAAATTTGAAGACGAAAAGCCAATTAATCCTTTTGATCTCTGGGAAGGTGCTAACTTCAAACTTAAGATTCGTAATGTAGAAGGATATCGTAATTACGATAAGTCGGAGTTTGATAGTCCCGCTCCTCTTCTTGATGACGATTCTAAACTCGAAAAGGTCTGGAAGACTGAGTTTCCGCTCTCGGAGTTTGTTGATTCAAAAAATTTTAAATCGTATGATGAACTAAAGGATAAACTAAACCGTGTCCTTGGGTTAACCAGCGGGTCTCCTAAGCCTCAGACAACAGCTAATGACCTACCATGGGATGAAGATGAACAGGAGAGACAACAGGCTCCTAAGGCTATGAAGTCGAAACCAACCCCGGTAATGTCAACGGTTGATGAGGATGATGAAGATATCGACTTCTTTAAGAAATTAGCGGAAGAGTAATTAAGCGTAAGCGGTACTATGTTTAGTACCTCTACTTAAAGAACCTCTGTTAGCTACAGGAGAAGGAATTGGAAGGGGTGCATCAGCCCCTTCCTTTTCGGCTAATTGTCTAGAATTATCAAATGTATTATTAACCACAGCGCCTCGGCCACCTCCAACTCCCATAGACTCTATATCTTCGGAGGAAGACATGACTGATGTTCCTTTTGAAGCACTGGAAGGCTCCAACGAGGTTGAAGCAGGCTCTAATTCGTTAATATCTGCTACTGGTGCTGCAGCAGCTGTAGCAGCAATTTTTGGCTTAATAAACGTTTCAGGTACCTTTTTACCCGATCCAGGATCGACAGCACCCACAGCAGATGCAACAATTACTGGCCTTCCAGGAGAAACAGGATTGTCCGGGAAAGAACCTCCTCTATTTTCTACAGGTTCAACGTGCCATGTTTCTTTTGCAATAGGTCTAGTAAATCCATATTTACTAAACAAACCTAATTGAATTGCAGTAGCCGCATCACCACTGTTCATATCAAAAGCTGTTCCTACTTCGTGCTTACTTTTTCCAGGAGGAGCTGCGTTTGGAGGACCAATCTTAGCAAAAAGTTCAGCCTGTTCTTTTGGGTCTCTAAACGCTGAATTAATCTGTATTTTTTTACCAGTCTTTTCGTTATATTCTTTTGCCATTCCTGCAAGACGTTTTTTAAGATTAGGATTTAACCCTTCCAGGTCTACTCCAGAATCTTTTTTCTTAACGTAAGCGTTTAAATCAGCATTCATTGGATCTTCTTTACTACCAGGGGGCAGCGTTGGTTGAGCAGATCCAGATACAGGGGGTTTGGTATCAGGTGTAGCAGCAGGTCCAGCTGCAGCACCTCCTGCTGATGGAGAAGGGGTTGGGGGCGGGGCTGACCCTGCTGGACTTGGCTTTCCTTCAGGCTCAGGCTTTTCTTCACCTCCCACCGCGCTTGCAATTGCGACTCCTGCAGCTGCAGCCCCTCCTACAGCAGCAGCTCCAACAGCTAATCCTTTAAGCCCCTTTTTCCTTAAAGCACCAAAGGTAGTCTTTGCTTTATTAATAAGAGAAACTACAGTAGATACAGCATCAAAGATTTTTTCAAGCGCCTTAGCACCTAAAAATGTACCAAGGGCGGCCGCTGATGCAAGTAGTGCTTTTTGAAAGCCAGTCAATTCTGTTGTATTGTCTGTCAGCCCTTTTAAGAAACCAGAGAAGAAAGAATTTATTTTTTCTTTAACATCTTTAGGTAAAAGTAAATAAACTAAGCCTGAAAATGCTGCTATAACAGCCGGGTTTAAGAAAAAGCTTTTTAATAAACTTGAAAAAGAATCACCGCTTTCTCTTACTTGCTCTCTTCTCGTAGTAGGTTTAAGTACGCCTTTTTCCTGCGCTGTTTCTTCAGTTTTATATTCTTCAGCTTTTCTATTAGCTATGAGGCCAGCAAATATTGTCTCTAGAGTCTTAAAACTTTTACCTACACCAATAATGCTATTATTAATAGACGAAAGGCTTGCTAATACTTCTTTTTCTGCTCCTTTAGACGATAAGATTTTTCTTTCAATATCATTTTTTGGATCAGTAACATATTCATACACGTCTAGCAAATCACTTTCTACCTTATCAACTCTTTTTTGTAAAAGTTTAAAAGGGCTTGTTTCTCTAATTTGAGCAACAATATCATCTATCTCTTTATTTGAAACAAATTTATTATCTTTAGCAAAGCCTAGTCCTCTACTTTCGTAGCCTTTAGATTTTAATTGCTGTATTTCTTCTGATGAAAGTAGTTTGTTTTCTTCAGCCATTATGCTGCTTTCTTAACTAGAATACTATTATCTATATTATTGACCGTTACGTTGGTTGCAGTAGCGGCTTGACGTTTCTTTTCTGACGCAACTTCTTCAGAGGTCTCGTTGACTTTATCTCCAGCAGGTGTTGGCGAAGGCTCCGGGGCACTTATAGGTGCTTGTTGTTCAGGGGGCTTTGATTCCTCTTTTGCCGCAGCCGGAGGTGCTGCAGCGGGTTTAGGTGCTGCAAGATCAGGCTCCAAACCACCTCCGCCACCAGACGACTCTCCAAACTCCCCTGCTCCAGAACTCATTCCAGAAATAGCAGCCCTGTTTTGCGCAATTGTCTTTTCGTCCCCCTTAAATACTTTCTTAGTATTTTCAATAGTTTCAGTTGATATAAGACCGAGTGTTAAATTTTCAATTGCGTTTTTCTTTATTATTTCAAATAAGTTGGAAGTATCAATTTCATCAGATACTTCTGGAGGATCTTCATCAGATTCTTCCGCTTTCTCTTCCTCCTCTTCAGCTTTTTCTTCACTACCTGTTACTAAATCTATCATAGTACCAACACCAACACCCACTATGATTCCAGCAACAATACCGAAAGGACCGGCAAACTTAAACTTACTTACCACACCTTTTAATTTTTTTATTCTTTGTAAACGTTTACGTTTAGCCTGTCTAGCTTTTCTTCTTCTAGCTTTGTCTTTTTGTCTTTTCTTTTCCAGCTCTTCTTTTTCATCTGCTGCTGAGTTTGCAGCAGCTTCTGATAATACAAATAAAGTTCCAACCAGCTGGGAAAGACGCTTAAATGCTGTAAAGGTATCTGCTACTTGTTTAAATAGTTTGTAAGCGAATACTCCTACAAGAATACCTCCTACTATTTTAAGACCGGTGTTAAACCCTGTCATAGTTTCTGCACCAAACAAACCTTGAAGGAATGAGGCAAGATACTCTCTAGCATCCTTATTAAATAAAAGTGGTATGATTAAAGCTAACTTTGCTAGATCAAATGCACGCTCTTTTGTTCTACCGGCTATAGAACTAATGCCTTCTTTTTCTTCTACTTTAGCAGTAGGCTGCTGGGCTGGCGTAATCTTTACGTCAAAGTAAGAGGATACAAGTTCGGCCACCTTTGCCGACGTTTGATTAAGTTCGTTTACACTGCTTAATATTGCTTTAAGTGCAGGGGAAACGGCAAGAAAAAAACCGGCGCCCTTTACCGCAGCGCCAGTTACTTCATTTGCCTGTTCTTGAGTTAGTGCCCCTATCATCTACTTTTTAATCGCTCTTTTTCTCTTTCCAAGTAATCAAGAAGCATCTCTACGTATAAGTCCCTTTCAAAAGGAATCATTGATTCTATTTCACTAACCGACCATTTGTGATGCTGGGCTAAACCAAATATTACTCGGTAGTAGTTGCTTAAATTATTATGACTTAGCCCAATGTAAAAAAATCATTTAGAGAATCTAAAGTGATTGTTTTCTCCTTGTCTAAGCTATTGGTGTATTTAATTTCATAAAAAAGTTTTGGCATTGTCGTAAAGAATTTTTGTACTTGATTAAACGTCTTTACATCTAAACTAGTAATAAATTCTTCCAGTTCTTCTTGAGAGGAGTCGCCCGCATTATAAACATTATTACCATCATAAATTTTATCAATGCAGTTTTTAAGAATATCAAAAAGAATGTCTCCAGCGTTATTTGACTCTTTTAATTTAAGAGAAATGTTTGCAGTAGGGTACTTCATAGTGAACTTAATTTTGTCATTAACTATAATAGTATTGTTATGCTCATCACTGAACTTAACTTCTACTTCATCCAAATTAACTTCAACATCATACCGCTTATCATCTTCAAGATCTCTATAAGTTAACTTAATAATATTGTTAACTGATTTTGCTCTTATTTTAATAAAAAGATACTCAACGTCGATAGTAGCAAGCTCTTCTACATTTACATCATCAAGCATACAGTTATTAATAACCTGTTTTAACGCCGATGCAATCTCATTAGGATCTTCCCCAGTCATAGCCATAAGAAGTATTTTTTCTTCTTTAACTAGGAAAGGTCTGAATCTAATCTTTTTCTTATTAGAAGGTAGTACTAATTCAAACGTTGGATGTTCAATTTTTGGCAAAGCCATTCTATATTCTCCTTAAAATTATCTAAGTCCACCAAGTGCAATTTTTGCATTGCCCACAACATTAATTATGTCCGCAACATTATTAGGTTTCTTAATTGTAGCAAGAGTCTGAATAGCAGTTCCTGCCTTTATTAATTTTTGAATAAGTCCAGGTTCTCTATTTTCTTGAATCTGTCCTACATTTATTTTTTCTATTTTCCAATTAAAGTAAGTAAATGTAATTGGTAATCTAGAAATAGAGTCAGTATCACCCCATCCAAGATTAATATCACCCATAAAAATTGGAAACGCCTCTCTAAACCTTACATTTATAATATCATTGTTAGCTTCGTCAACAGTGGTAACTAAAATATCTGTTGCGTATTGCTCTTTATAATTTACTTTAAATGGACTCATTGCAAAACCGTTCACAAGATTTCCATTACCCCAAGGCATTTCATCATATTGAATAATGCTATTCATCCATCTATAAAAGAATTTTTGCACCATTCCCGACGCATCAGCAAAAAAAGTCATTGTTGTATCAACAAAAATAGGCGCATATGGTTTTCTTTCTGTTGGTCCAAACCCATATCTTCTAATATCTGAAGTGGCGAAAGACACGCCTGGTAGATTGGCCGACTCACATAAAAAAGCTAAGTTTCGAGCCTCTTGAGCCTGATCTCTTAATGCAAGAGGAGGTTGAATCTCAACATAAAAATAAGCCGGCCGTGTAAATCCTTTAAGCTTTGAAACGGTTCCTAAAAAATTGTTTAAGTCTCTTCTATTTTGACCTGGTGGCAAACCTCTACCCGTACCAAAAAGAGATCCAACAGCATTTCTAATTCCTTCAGGCACACCAGGCAGATCGGTTAACGCACCTACCGCCCCGGCTACATCTCTACCCTTAGATATTACTCTATTAATTGAATCGGATGCTGTTGCCATTAAATTATTCTTCCTTGATGTGAGGCTCTTCTAATTGACTTTATACTATCTCTATAAACCTGAGGGGCCGTAGCTTTTCTAAATTTATGTAACGGTAAGAATAGAGCAGTATCCCATTCATCTGGATTAACGTGTATAAATCTAGACTTAATATTAGTATTTAGATAGTGCTTTAAACACGGCCTAAAAAATCTTAGTTTAGTAGTAGAGGTTAGAATATTGTAAGTAGCACGCAACCTCTGCAAGTCATCCTCGCCTACCACGAAATTATAAAGTGAATCCATTAATGATGCTCTAAATTCGTAAGGAAGATAGTGTAAATTTAATCCTAAAAATCCATCTTGTTTTCTTTGTATAATAAAAATGACGGGAAAAATATCATAATAAGGAAGCTCTTGTTTTAGCTTTGCGTCATATCTAAAAAGATAGAGATGTCCTAAACGTACTCTAGATACCCCCTTAGTGCTATTATCTCTTATCAGCTTGGCAGTATTTACTACCTTGGAATTAAATGCCGATTCTCTTTTTTCATCCTTACTATTAGCCTCTGTTACTTTATCTTTAAACCACGAAGATGCATTTAATACGTTGTCTTCCGTCATGTTAGTGACATAGTTGGAAAAAATTTTATTCATACTCCAAGCTCTTTTTCAGTCATAATCTGAAATTTCCATTTTTTAGATTCACAATATTCTTTAGCTGCTTTCCATTTTGCACTATTAATTCCATACGTCTTTACTTCTCTTAAATATCTTCTATCAGGAATTTCTTTTACCTTAGGGGGGAGAACTTGTTTTTTTGGTTTAACTTCTATGACTACAGTTTCTACTAATCCCTCTCTACCTTTCTTTTTTACAAAAAAATCAGGAAAGTATCGATGAACTTTACCATCTATTGGAGATCTATACGGAATGCAGAATTCCTCACTTGACCATTGTAAAACATCTGGATGTTCATCAAGATGCTTCATAAGTTTAAGTTCCCAACTGCTACGATAAATAACATTATTGGGATTGCCTTTATATTTGGCCGCATTTTTAGGCCTGAAAAATCCTTTATAACTCATAGAAAATATTTATGCCACAGAACGTAGAAGACGCGCTCAAAGCCGTCACAACCATATCTGACCAGGTTACGAAAAACTTTAGCAGCGCCGTTTCTCAAGTTTCTAGTGCGGTTAATGGGTTTTTAAGCACATCACCTACAAGTGTAGGAGAATCATTAAATAGTGTAAACAAAGTGGCTGGCTTACTAGGGGCAGCAGGATTTGGAGGAAAATCATCAGTTTCTCAGTCCTTAAATCAACTTGGTAAATTAGGAACTTTTACTAAGTTTAAAGACAACTTTACCCCTCCCTCAAAGCTAAGTGATTTAAAACCTTCAGAGGTAAAAGCACCTGAGTATGGTGGTGTGTACGCCTTTCCACGAAGCTTAACAGGTAAACACATGAAGTTTTCTTTTAAAGAGTACGAAAGGAAAGCGCCGTTAGGACAACAATCAAAAATTGGTGGGATAGATATCTTCCTTCCTTTACCGGCAAATATGTCTGAGCAATTTAGTATGAATTACGCTGATAAGCAGCTTGGTATTGCAGGTTTTATAGAAGGGCAGGTTGGTAATATTGTAGCCGAGGGTGTTAAGGGAGGAACCAAAGAGAGCTTTGAAAAAGCTGGTAAAGCGGTTGGTGAATTACTCAAAAATGACGTAGCAACGAAAGAGGGACTTTATTATGGAGCTAGAACAGTTGCTGGTCTTAGCGATAGTGTAGGAAGTGCATTAGATAAAGCAACCGGCGCTGTTTTAAATCCATATCAGGCTCTCTTATTCCAGGGCGTTAATCTTAGATCACATTCTTTTAGTTATAAATTCTCACCAAACAATTCTTCTGACAACAGAGCATTAAGAGAAATAATTTATCAGTTTAAACTTAGAATGCACCCTAAAGCAGATAAGCTTTTATTTCAATTTCCTCAAACGTGCGATATAAGTTTTGTTGATACACCCGGTGACCCTTATTTCTTTCTTACATGCTTTTTAGAATCTATGACATTAAACTACGCACCGGGCGGGGTTCCTGCTTTTTTTGTAAGTGATAATGAAGGTCTTTCTCCATCCTCACCCGTAGAAATAGAAATGTCTTTGAACTTTAAAGAAATTAGACCCGTTACACAAAATCATTTTGAAGAAAAATACAAATACGGTCAACCTCCCACAGAGTTTAAATAATGTCACTATTTAATTACTTTACCAAACTAGGATCGGTCTCCTACAATAATGATATTGTAACAAATATTATTACAAGCGTAAGATTTAAAGAAGCGGTTGAAAAGCAAGTTACCGTTTTTTATCCTTATACTATTCAAGAGGGCGAGAGACCAGATACTATTGCCTTTAAATATTACGAAGACGAAAGGTATGCATGGTTGGTATACTTAAGTAATTCAATAATTGATCCGTATTATGAGTGGCCTCTTTCTCTTAATGATTTTAATAAGCTTATAATTAAAAAATATGGCTCTATAGAAAAGTCTCTTAATAAAGTTGCCTTTTTTAGAAACGCCTGGTATAAAGACGATACAATGCTTTCAGTCTCCGGGTACAATGCCCTCTCAACAGGCAGAAAAAAATATTGGAATCCCATTTACGGGTATAACGATACCATAGGTTCTTATGAGCGCAAAAAAGAGGATAGAATAGTAGATACTAACAGAATAGTAGAACTTACTCTTACTACTAGCACCACCGGTATAATTCTTGGGGAAAGAGTAAAACAGGGAACGGCTTCTGGAGATGTTCTAGCTATTAAGTCAAACTCCGTTGTAGTTTCTAGAATAAGAAACACTTTTACAGCTGGTGGTGGATTAACGTTTGAAGATTCTGGTGAATCAAGAGTAAGCTCCGATGTAGATACTATTTACACTGCAATACCTGCTGACGAAGAAGCCTACTGGGAACCCGTATCTTATTATGATTATGAAAATGAACTTAACGAGTCTCGTAAACATATTAAGTTAATTGATCGTCAGTACCTCACAACAATAGAAGATCAGATGTTAGAATTATTATCATGAGCATTAAAAACTATGAACCAGGTGATGTAGAGATTGTAAAGATAATGCTTAAAAAGAGTATACCGGGGGAGCAGGTTGAGGTAAATATAAAACCTCAAGTACTCTCCATGGACATCTATGAAGATATAGATGAACCAACCATGTTGTTAGAATTAACAATGGTTGATTCTATTAACCTAGTACAAGACTACCCTATAATCGGTGAAGAAATTATTTCAGTTTCTTATTTTACACCTGGTAGAGAAAATTCAACTAAAAAAGGATTTTTAGTTTATAGCATTGAGGGCACAGGCACCCATCCATCAAGCAAGGCTTCTATCTACACCATTAAAGCAGTATCACCTACACACTATTATAATGCTAGCAACTCAGTTGGAAAATCGTATAATGATACTATTGATAATATAGTAACAGACATTTTAAGAAACATTTCTCAAGACAGCCAAGTTAAAGATTTTAAACTATCAATAGAAAAAACAAAAGGACTGGTACCAATTACCATTCCTAATTTAAGCCCTTTTGAAGCAATAGATATGTTAAAGCAAAGGGCAATTAGCGCAGAGTTTCCATCCGGAGGTACATTTGTATTTTTTGAAAATCAATACGGTGTTCAGTTTAAAAGTATAGAAAAACTTTTAAAGGACGGTAAAGAAGATATTGGTACTAGAACCTTTACACGAGCGCCTGATACAAGCTCGGATAAATCTAGAATGCAATATGCATTTAGAAATATTTTAAGATTTAACCATTTAAGTAAGTTTAATTCTATAGACAAAATTGCTTCGGGCTCTATTGTTAATGAAGTAAAGTCTTTTGATATACATTCAAAGCAAGTAGAAACAACCCTCTTTAAACTTGCCGAAAAAGCAAGACAGTTTACCACCGCTGATAATAAAGCAAAGCTACCTAACTCCACTGCTTTTATTGAAAAAGAATCAAAAAATATTTCGCAAACGTTCTTCATGTCAAAAGATTTTACTAAAGGCAATGACTTTATTGATATTAGTATGGGAATAAAAGAGGAATTTTCAAACTTACTTTCACAAAATGCCGTTAGAGTGTTAATTAATGGTGATAACTATCTTTCAGCGGGTGAATTAGTCCAGCTTAATTTACCCGAGACTTCAGGTACTACAGAGAAGAAAAACAACGATAGATTAAATTCAGGTAATTACTTAATAACAAAACTTAGACATATGCTTACAATGGAAGAAGGTTATAAACCAAAGCATCAAATTTCTATGGACTGCGTGAGGATGGGATACAAGTGACAACACATCAGTTAGGGCAAGAAGGACTTCATTGGTTTGTAGGGGTTGTTGAAGATAGAGAAGACCCTAAGAAATTAGGGCGTGTAAAGGTCAGAGTTTATAACCTACATTCAGAAAATAAAGCATTAATGCCTACAGATCAGCTTCCATGGGCAACAATAATGATGCCAGCCTTTTTTCCAAGCCACGAAAAGGTTGGGCTATCTCCTAACGGCCTTACAGTTGGCTCAACTGTAATAGGATTCTTTATGGATGGGTATGATGCAAATCAGCCTGTTATTATGGGTACTATTCACGGAATTCCTAACAATGATGAGCAGAAACATGACGTTCCGGAACCCGCTAGAGAGATTAATAACATAAGTAAAACATACGACACGATGGAGCCACAGACGGCGTATGATGCCAGGTACCCGTACAATAAAGTACTAAGGACTGAACGAGGACACGTTGTCGAAATAGATGATACCCCTGGTAAAGAGCGCATACATCTCTTTCATACTTCTGGAACGTATTTCGAAATAAACTTTGAGGGCCGTAAAGTAGAAAAAGTAGTTAACGACAACTATAAGATTGTTTTAGGAAATGACACTATACACGTTATTGGTAACGTAAATACGCAAGTAGATGGATCTTATACTTTAAATGCTACTGGGCCGGTAGTGATAAACGGATCTACAGTCAATATTAATAGAGGAACTATGGGTGCTGCAAGAATTGGTGATACGGCTGATACTGGCGATGCAGGGTCCGCTGTAGGATCTAATAAGATTGAGTCCGGCTCAGGTACTGTATTCATAGGAGACTAAAATGGCAGTTGTTTTAAGGGCTGAAAGGTTCACCCCCAATCAAAAAAAAGATACAATATATCAAGACTTTTTAACTACTCAATTCTTTAACACTGATACAAAAGATGTTCAAACTGTCACTAATGAAGACGCTGTAAAGCAATCTATTATTAACTTACTGCTTACAAATGTAGGTGAGAGAGTTTTTAATCCAAATTTTGGCAGTGAAGTAAATAAAATTCTGTTTGAAAATATTACTCCACAGACCACTTCATCTTTAATTGGATTAGTTGAAAATGCAATTGAAAATTATGAACCTAGAGCTTCTTTATTAAACGTGGTTGCCTCACCACTGCCTGAAGAAAATGCATATGCACTAACTATTGTTTTTAGTGTAATAAATAAAATAGAACCAATCACGCTAGAATTTGTTCTTAACAGGATCCGATAGTGGCTAATACCAATCTCAAACTTACTGGATTAGACTTTCCAACGCTTAAGTCTAATTTTAAAGAATATCTCAAAAGATCAGACTCCCCCTTTAAAGATATCGAATATGAAGGGTCAAATATTAACCAACTTTTAGATATTTTTGCTTATAACACCTATATAAATTCTTTTTATTTAAATATGGTGGCTAGTGAGATGTTTCTTGACTCTGCTACTCTCAGGGATAGTGTTGTTTCTCATGCTAAAGAATTAAATTATATTCCTAGATCTTATAGATCAGCTGAAGCAAAAGTTTCATTTACAGTCACAGTAAACGGTATATCTACCCTTTTAGTACCTAAAGGCACATCATTTACTAGTAAAGTAGGCTCAAATAACTATACCTTCTCATCAGCTGAAAATTTAGTACTTACAGCAAATTCAAGTAATGTTGTCAGCGTTTCTGGGCTTTCAATTTATGAAGGTTCTTATATTGTTGACTCCTTTGTATATTCTACTTCTAATACAGCACAAAGATTTGTACTTTCAAACCCTACAATAGATACAAGAAGCTTAACAGTGCTAGTAGTTGAAAATAGTGGAGCTAACACCTTTACTCACACTAGAGCTAGTTCTTTTCTCGGTCAATCAGCAAACTCAAACATCTACTTTCTTCAGGCAGCCGAAAACGGTCAATACGAGGTATTGTTTGGTGATAATATAATTGGCAGAAGACCACAAAATGGAGCTGTAATCGCAGTCGAATATAGAACATGTAATGGTGAATTACCAAACGGTGCTTCTCAATTTTTTATTGATGGTGCTATAAGTGGGCAGTCAAATATTTCATTAATTACTACTCAACAGCAAGCTTCCGGTGGAGGTATAAGTGAGTCTATAGAATCTATTAAATATAATGCCCCTAGATCTTATCAAAATCAGGATAGAGCTGTCACTACTACAGACTATGAAAATATTTTAATTTCTAATTTTCCTGAAATAGAGGCAGTATCAGCTTTTGGGGGAGAAGATGCAAACCCACCACAATTTGGAAAAGTCTTTATTGCAGTAGATGTAGAGACTGGAGACGGTGCATCACAAACAGATAAAAATAGATATCAAGAATTTATTAAGAAAAGAGCGGCTATTGGAATTAATCCTGAAATAATTAACCCAGAGTTTCTTTATATTTCCCTAATATCTAACGTTCGTTATAATACTAATATTACTTCTTTAGCCCCTTCAGCTATTGAGACTTTAGTAAAAAATGCTATTAGTAATTATAATACCGTAAACTTAAATAACTTTAAAAGAACGCTAAGATATAGTAAATTAGCCGAAGAGATTAACAATGCCCATCCAAGCATTTTGGGTATTGATTTAAATATCTACCCATTCAAAGAAATAGTACCAACACTTAATACTAATTATAGTGCAACAATAAATTTTGGATTTAGTTTAGAAAAATTTATTGAATCTTATACTGAAGAAGAAGACTATGTTAAAACGCGTATTAAATCAATTTATTCTTCCAAATTTGTTTATAACGGAACAACAAGCGTCATACAGGATAATAAAGATAGCACAATAGGCATCTACAATTTAAATGAAACTAACACACCTATTTTTGCAAAAAATATTGGTACAGTTGACTATGATAATGGAATAGTTGTTATAAACAATTTAAATATATCTTCTTTTCAGGGTACAGGGATTCATATTCATGTGATACCTCTAATAAAAGATATACCCGCAACAAGAAATGCAATTATAAAAATTATTGAAAAAAACACTGATGTAACTGTCATACCTGTAGTAGAATGAAACTAGTAGAAAAATATATTACCCCTTTAATTGAGTCTCAGTTTCCTGAGTTTTATAAAGACCAGGGACCTCTTTTTATTCTTTTTGTTGAAGAATATTATAAGTGGCTTGAAGAAAATAATCCCGACTACTCCTCATACGATGAGGAAACTATAGCCGATGGTAATCCTAACTATCATTTAAGACGCCTTTTTGATTACAGGGACATAGATAAAACCCTTGAAGGGTTTCTTGTTTACTTTAAAGAAAAATATCTTAAAGGGGTGCAGACCTCTACCAACATCTCTCAAAGATCTCTTATTAAAGCAGCTCAAGATATTTTCACATCGAAAGGATCTGAGAGATCAATAGATCTTCTTTTTAAACTTGTATATGGCGCCAACGTACAAATTTACACCCCTGGCGATAATATTCTTAAAGCATCCGATGGCACATGGGTAGTACCGGCTTATCTAGAACTAACTCAATCTTTTAAAAATATTATATTTCCAGGTAAACAGGTTACCGGCTCAATCTCTCAAGCAACCGCATTTGTCGAATACGTAATTACTAGAAATATTAATGGTAAGATAATTGATATTGCATATATTACAAATGTTAAAGGAAATTTTCTTACAGGTGAATCTCTTTTAGATGATGGCTTAATTGCAAATGCTCCAAAAATAGTAGGCTCCCTTTCTTCCATAGATATTACAACAGGTGGAGAATTATTCACTCTTGGTGAAATAGTCAAACTTACCTCTCCAGAAGGGGTGGAGGGCTTAGCTCGAGTTACTGGTCTGGACTCTGTTACCGGTCTAGTAAGATTTACTATTATAGACGGCGGCTGGGGGTATTCGGTTGATGCTAATACATTTGTAAGTGAAAAAACAATAGCAATTAGTAATACGGTAGGAGCTTTTGAAAGATTTGAAACAGTAATTCAAAATAACTTTTCTTTCTCACTTAACAATGTAACAGGTGAGCTTGAAGAAAATACTATAATTTTAAATGGTAATACTTCTACACCGTCTATCTCTGTTAGCGTTGGTGTAACTCAAAACTTAAACACCACCCCCAACACTGCGACATTAATACTTTCTCAATCATCAGGAAATGTTTTTTCTAATACAATTCTCTACGAAAAAAACAAAGCATTAGTAGCAACGTTTGGAGGGTCTGAACTTTCGGTTGGTGATCAAGTAGTGCAGCAGACCGCTGGAACTAATAATGTATTTGGAACAATAAAATCAAAATCTAACACCGTAATTTTAGAAATTAATACTGCAACAATTGGCGCTAACGGCATTCATGTAGGTACCTACCTCAAACAACAATCAACCGGTGCCGAAGGAGTTATTGGTGCAATTCCTAGAGAAAATTTATTTACATATTCAAATGTAGATTTTATTTCTGTAAGAAGTATTTCCGGCTCTTTTAATAACACAAGTGTTGTAAATGTCTACAGCAATTCTTCACTCACAACACAACTAGGAACTTTTAGTATCACAACTTCTAGTAATGGTGTGTTTCCTGGAATTTCTTATACACTTGTAGATACTAATTTAACTACATCTACCAGATGGTCATTTGGAAATACAGTTATAAAGGTAGGAGAACCTTCCAAAAATACAACCATATTGGTAGCGTCAGATATAGGAGGAATTGCAGTTTCATGCACGGACGTATCTGCAACCGGTAATGTAATCGGCTCTAATTCCTCAACGATTGGTTTAATAAATGTTAATAGTACTTTCTATGCTAATTCAATTACACAAATAAAAGGTATTACTACTAATACCACAGCTAATACAATAGTTATATACCAGGGTCAAAACGCTGACTTTTCCATTGGTGTTATTGAAAATAGTGAAAATGTAAGACTTAGTTCTGATTTATTAAATGCTAACAACGATGGACCCGGAGCAAACTCTGTTAAGTATATGGAAATGATTATTACTGGAGCAAATTCAACCTACGGCAATTTAAGTTCAGTTTATATAGAACTTGCAGGCACCGGGTATAATAATACTAATATTGTAACATTTAGTGGCGGTAATACAGGGGCAGGGTCGTTTGAGGCTGCAAACGCATCTATTACCACAAACGCATCTGGAGTAATATTATCTGTTACTCTTTCAGCAAACGTAGGTAACGGTATTGTTTCTACCCCTGCTGTGTCTATTGTCAATTCAACTGGAGGAGCAACCGGGGTCGGCACAGGCGCTAGTCTCGTACCTGTTTCTTTTCTAGGGTTTCCAAAACTACCGTCAGGCGATATTACTTTTCCGTTAATTGATCTTTTAACTTTTAGCACAAAAACAATAGGAACAATTTCTTCACTAACAGGGCTAAATCCCGGGGAACAATATAATGCTAACCCATTTGCATTGGCGCTTGAAAAAGAAGTAGCTGCTTATGGTAAGAAAGATATTCTAATAGATATCGTCATTCAAAGCGGGCCGGGTTTTGTTTTAGGTGAAGCAGTTGAACAAACTATTAATACACCTGCCATTTCAATAGTGGCCAACAACTACTCCGGTAATACAGGAAATAACTTTGAAGTAAGCGAATTTGTTTATGTTAATGATGGTGTTTCTAATACCGGTAATGGTATTGTTTATTCTTCAACATACGATTTAAGTAGCAATTCTTGGACAATTGTCGTTTCAAGCAACTCAGGAACTTTTGGCGTTGGAAATACCCTTACAGGAACTACCACTAATAGTTCAGTGACTATTCAATCTACATCAGCCTATACCGCCTCTGCTCTTGCAAGAGGGGTTATAAAATTAGTATCTAATACAACCCTCGGACTAAAAAGAACAAGTCTTTTTACTGATTTTGAGGTAAATAAGATAGCGGTTGGCAAGACAAGCGGCACTCAAGCAAACGTAACTGGTACTGCAATAGATATGTCTTCTAGAGCAGTAGGTGATAATGCTAATATTGCTGCTAACGTTGTAGCTTCTAACGGATCAATACAGTCTGTGGAAATTGTAAGTTCAGGTTTTGGTTATGAAGATGATCTAGAAATTACAATTAATTCGTTTGATGGTGTAAGGCAGGCAACAGGACAAGGAAATGTATTAAGACAAGGAGTAGGAGAAGGATATTATTCTTCGGTGAGGGGGTTTTTAAATGATAGTATGTTTTTACAAGATGGTGACTACTACCAAAATTATTCCTATGAAGTAAGAACAAGTATTCCCTTAGAAACATATTCAGAACTTTTAAAAGAGCTGTTACATATTGCCGGTAAAAAATACTTTGGTAGACTTACCACCCTACCTGTTGCAAATGTACAACTATTAGTTAATTCCACAGTAATAATTTCATAATAAATAATAATTATGACTACACTAGTTACAAAGAAATTTAAGCAACACTTAGCTGATCAGTTCATTGAATCCCTCACTGAACCGGCTAATAATGTCTACTATGTTGTTGCGTCTAAGCACACACAGTATGCTAACAACAGTGATACTCCGGTACCTACTCCCGGAGATAGTATTAAAGAAGTGGTTACTAATGTATATGAAGAAGGAATTTTTGGTAAAAAAATTAATGCTTCTGATGTAATAATGGGAGTACCAAAAAAGATCTGGGCGTCAGGAACAGTCTACAGTCAATATGATGATCAAGACGTAGATATTTTTACTAATGATTTTTACGTTGCCGTTGATGGTGGCGCTACCTACTATGTTTATAAAGTTTTAGATAATAATAGAGGTGCCAATTCTACAGTTGACCCAGCAGGTATTGGAGGAAGCACTTCTGAAAGTGCATGTAATTTTATTACTACTGCCGACGGGTACACTTGGAAATTAATGTACAAGGTTCCAGAAGCAACATTTGAAAAGTTTGCTACAGATGATTATATGCCAGTAGCAACTAGCGCTAACGTTGCTGGCAACACGGTTTCAGGTGCTATTGATGTAATTAAAATAGAATACACTGGCTCAAACTACGTAGCAACTCTAACAGGTCAATTTCAGGCTGATGATGTAAGAGAAACTATTCCAACTATGGTTGGTAATACCACCACTTATAGATTAAATGCCTCAGCCTCATCTAATAATGATTTTTATGTAGGGAGTGCACTTTACATATCTTCTGGTGCTGGCTCCGGACAAATAAGAAGAATAGTAGACTATAACGGTAGTAATAGAGTAGCAGTTGTAAATACTGCATTTACAGTTTCACCAGACTCTACATCTAACTATACTATCGCCCCAAACATTATCGTAACTGGGGATGGGTCTAATGCTACTGCATATGCTACCGTTTCCTCTAATGCTACCGTAAATAATTTTATCAGTAAAATTAATATTGTCTCTAGAGGCTCAGATTTTACCTACGCATCTGCAACAATAGCAGGTAATACAGGAGGTGTATC